AAGAGTATATCAAGCAGTACTTAATGCTGTCACCAAAAATATAATCTCTCTTTCTATTCGTGGAGATTCTCTTATTCAAGCGGCAAACACTCCGTATTTAGGAAAAAGAAACGTAAAGGAATTTACAAAAGAAGGAAAGGGAATAAAGTATGACCCTACGTTACAGTTTTACAAACTTGTAAATGGGAAAGTACAGAAAATGGAAATAATGGTTGCGTGGGATCCAAAAAAACACGGGCCTCTTTTGAATCTTAAATATGGAGAAAAGAAACTAGGCGATTACGAAAACCCAATTACTCTTTTAAATAGAATCTTATCTAGCAAGAACCCCCAAGATATTGAATGGGTAGAAGAACATGATGCTCAGTTATCTTATACCGGCGTAAGGATTCCAGTACAAGGAGCTCCAAGTATGGAAAGTATGAGGGTAAAAAAATTCTTACCTTCTTCTGCCGGTAACTTGATTGTGCTTCCTCCTCAGATTGTAACTAAGTCTGGGGGAGATTACGACATTGATAAACTTACTGTCTACTATCCTAACTTAGATAAAAATGGAAAAGTAATTAAGTCTACCGCTACTACAAAAGATTATCTTTCTCTGTTAAAAAAAGAAGGAGAAGTTAAAAAGAATACTTTGTTAGCGGATAGAGAGAAACTCAAAAAGATTCTTATCATACTTCCTGAAAGTTATCCAGAGGAAAAAAAGAAAAAGCTTCAAGACTTATACGAGAGTCTGTCACTTATTAATGGTACTCTTGCTAATCCAAAGTTAGGAGAGCTTCCAAAAAAATCAGCATCAGGTAAAGATATTATATCTGAAACTGCAGACCAGATTCTTAGTTTGACCCCACGAGCTTTAGATAGTTATATCGCAAATAATAATCTTCCGTTGCATTACGAAAACCAGATTATGGAAGTAATGCATACTATGCTTTCTTTACAAGAAAACTATTTAAATCTTGTTAAGCCTAATGACAGCCCCAATTTAAAAGACCTAGCTAAAGAAACTAAGTCTGCTCCAATATCTGCAATGGATGTATTCAGTCCTACTACATCTTACCGGATATTCAGTGAAAACATATTAGCACGTTCTGCCTTGGGCATTGATGCAAAAATGAATACTATGCATAAAATGTTCCAACAAGCCGGTATAGAAATAAGAGGATACACTGGCGACGAACAAACTGTACTAGGAGATGCTTATCTGTTCCCGTCAAATAAGAAAGAAAATGGAAATATCCCTATTGGAATGATTCATTTCAAAGATGGAAAAGAAGTTACCATCTCTGAAATACTAAATCAGTTTATCAATGGTCACGTAGATGCTGGAAATGAAGACTACCTTTTAAGATTAGGTATGTCTGACTTGCTTACTCCGACTGCTCATGCTATGCTTCTTAAGGGGACAAATCATGAGATAGTCTTTAAGTTTTTAAATAATCCTTTGGTAGTATCAATGATTACCAGAACTACAGAAGGAAGACTATTCGGAAGAGACAGAGTAAAGATAATTAACCAAGTTTCAGATTTTATATCTACAATAAAAGGAGCTATAACAGCGGGAGAAATAAAAGATGCAGAAACTATTGAGTTCTTTTCAAAAATAAGACCTGTTAGAACTCTAAATGAATTGAATGCTATTGTACGTAATGCTTTAAACAATAGCCCTAATCTAAATACGGAAGAAGTTTTTTCTGATTTAAAAAATCTTTTTAATGAAAACCAACAGTTTATAAACCCAATTAAACAGTTGTTAGCTATGCATCAACTTGCCGTAGTATTAGATTTTCAAGACTCAATTAGAAAACTGACAAGTAGAACAGATTTTAACACAGCTAGATATCCTGACCCTATTGAGGTAATTTCAATCCAAGAAGAACTACAGGAATTAAGCCAAGCCTTTACAAATGTTAACAAGCTAATAAATCCAAGGGAAGACAATGTACTGAATAAATTCAATCAAGTTGAGTATATAAACTCTTTGTTTAGGTTTATGTTCCCAATAACTTTTAGCCCAGAATTTGCAAAAACAGTTTATCAGAGAAGGGCAATACCCGACATTTCAACAAAAAGAAAAAACTATCTCAACAAGAAAAACCAAGAGATAATGATTTCTTATGCTCAACTTTTAAATGAAGATAGTTTTAGAGGGAATCACCAAAGGTATTTTTTCTCTACTAATCTTAATAAAGTTGGGACGTTTTTTGAAGTCAACGGACAATCTCAGATAGTAAAAGACCTAGAAGAATTAAAAGACGAATTCTCTGATTTATTGAGGAACAATCTTTTTATCTCTATGATTAAGCCTACTTCTGTAGAACTATCAGACCCTTTAGACCCATTTAATCCAGATAAAAAATCAAGGTTTACAGAATTTCGTCTTACTGATAAAGTAGAGGATGAAACAAAGTCTGCTATCAAAATAGCTATAGAAGAATTAAGAAACTCTGGAGATTCAAGAATAAAAGGAATAGTAGAAGACATTTTATTGGCGTCGCATTATTTTAACTTGGGAGCTCCTTTTTCTCCGTTTAGTTTGAAAGGAGCTGACCTTGTTCCGGTAGACCTATGGGCGGAAAACTCTCAACTTGCATATGAAAGAGTAAAAACCACATTTGAAAGAAAACCTACTCCGGGAAAATATACCGGAGAATCTTATTTAACGGCAATAGGAAATCAACTATATGTTACTACTGATGCAGATAAGAGACTTTTTGTACACGGCTATATAGAAAAGGGTTCTTCTCAACGTACTCAGTCTGCTCCCCCTGCTCAACCTACTCCCCAACAACCTCCACAAGCACCTACTGCTCCTAGTGTAGTTTATGAGCCTATTAGGAATCCTAAAGAGTATGTAAATCATTCTGGAGGTGCTTATGGCGGAGATACTTTTTGGGATTTAATTGGAAGAGAATTTGGAGTAACTCAACATCGTCATTATAGAGAAGAGAAAAATCAATCTCTCTCTAAAAAACTACGAGATAAAGGAGTTACAGCAACTGTTCTATCTAAAGAGCAAATGGATGCTGCCCGAGCAGAAATAAAAAACATACTTGGCATAGAATATTCAGACACTCTAGAAGGCAATCTTCAGGTTCGTAATTATTATCAAGTAGCTAATGCAGATGCTGTATTTGCCATTGGAGAACTTGTTCAAGTAGTAGATAAGGATGCTCCTAAAAATCTCACTGATAGTACTAAATCAGTAAACTCTTACAAATGGGTAGTAAAAGGCGGGACAAATACAGCAGTTCAATTAGGAATAAAGTTAGGAAAACCTGTATATGTTTGGGACACAAAGAACGAAAGGTGGACTAAGTATAATGACGGATGGTTTGACCCTATAGATATCCCTGTACTAACAAAGAATTTTGCCGGAGTAGGAACACGAGATATTGAACTCTATAACGTACAAAATAAAGAGACTAAACAATGGGAACCTAGGAAACAATACGTAGGAGATATTAAGTCTCAAAAAGCTATGCAAGCAATTCGAGATGTTTATAAAAAGACTTTTGAATCTTCTGAGCCCATTGTTTCGTCTGAATCTACAAGTAAGCCTACTTCTCCTCCAGTTATTACTGATGAATACAAATATGCTTACGAGATAGAAAGAAGCGGCACAGTATTCAATTTGTCTAAATTACAATCTGAAGTATCTGGAACAAAAGCTAAAACATTTGAAAGAAAGATAGCTGTGATTAAAGGCTATTTTACTTATGATAACAATCTTCACACTGTCTTTTACGAAAACTCAAAAGCAGACTTTGAAGACATGGAAGCGTTTTTAAAAGAATCTGGATATAGTGCAGAATCTTATCTTGAATATGCAGAGAGCCTTCTTTTAAGTAACTCTCAAAAACCCGGTTTAATAGCTAATGCATACATAGGTTTAAAAGAGAGCAAAGAGGGATTCCCGATAGACGAAATTTACTTAGAGGGAACTAACGATGTAATAGCTAGATTTTTTAAAGAAGGAGGTAAGATTTCCAAAAAAGAAATAAGTAGAATTGTTGGCGCAAGTAGGATAGCTGATTTTCCCGGAGTTCGTTTTTACCAAGCAACAGAAGATAAAAAAGGCACTGATTTAGAATTGGCTGCAGAACAAATAACAAACGAATACAGGACGACAGTAACTGCAGAACAAATAGAAGAATTTATTAACTCTTACCCTAACGGCCCAACAAGTTATTTAAGTTCAGTTCCAACTCAAGAAACTGTTGAAAATATTTTAAGAGAATTACAAAAACAGTTTGCTGTTAGTGTAGGATTTGCAGGAATGCCCTCAGATGAAAAAAACTTAGTAACTCTTGAAACTATTATAGAACAGGTTGCTAAATTTGTTAATCCCAAAATTCAACCTCCTACTCAAGGCGACGTAGATAACTTAACTGATATTAACCCTGATTGTCAAGGATAAACATTATGTCTGGATGTAACATTACCCCCGGTGAAATAAAAAAAGCTTTACTAGAAAAAGCTCTCCCTATAGCTAAATCTTTTGATTCTAGTTTTTCTATAAGTAGGATAGGTGAAATCTTTTTGCCGGTAAACAGTTCCGTAGAATCTAAAAATGAACCTTATAAACTCAAACGAATAATAGATAAAACAATATCTGCTATCTACCGAGAATTAGGTATAAATAAAAAGAAGTTTTGGGATACGTTTGGATACCAAAGGTATAATGATGGGGGAGCTATACAAGTGACTGTAAGTCCTAGCCTCTTAAAGGCATACCAAGTAAAGAACAACGAAAAAAGTTTAGAGCAAGCATTTCCTAACGCTCCTACTCAATTAGATATGTTCTCTCAAAGAACAGATAAATCTGAAATTGCTATTGAAGATTTTTTGCCTCCTCTTAGTCCAAGTAAAAAACTAACTCAGCCTACATTTGATGTAGAACAGGGAATAGAAAAAAGGAGCAGTTCAGAGTTTATTTACGGAGGAGAAGTATATCCTAGTTATGCCGATGCATTAGCAGCCCAAAAAGAAGATTCTTATGAAGAAAAATCTAATAGAGATACTCAATTCAGAAATGAAATTAAAAAACTTCCCATTGAAATTTATAACAGCATTGAAATTGTAGAAGAAGTTCCTAGTTATGTATTAGGAAATACAAATATCTTTTTTGCCATTAAGGATATTTTGGCAGAAAACGGCATTACTGATTTATTATTAGTCAATTGGGTAGGTATTAACAAAGACCGATTAGCGAATATTAAAGGAATTAAAAGCAACGAACAATTAGAACAGATTTTAAAAAAATCTTATGATAGGAAAGCAGATGAAAATAAATATGTGGAATTTAAGAGTAATAAACTTGCATTAGAAAGTTTTCGTAATTGGAAGTCTGCTTTAGAAAAATACCCAATAGTATTTCGAGATATTATGTTAGCTCATGCTGTTAAGTATCTTACAAACCCTAATAGAAAATCAAAATATGTATTACAACTTTCGCCTTTAGCTTTAGAAAATACCTATGGTATATTAATGAATAAGCCACATGAGGCGAATAGACTAGGAAAATTATATGATTTAGAAGCAGTTGCTTCAGTTTCAGATTCAGTAACACATGAACCTTCTGCAAGTAATACAGGTTATTGGATACATATTCCAAAAACTTCTTTTGAAAATTCAGAAGAATATACTAGGAATATAGACTTACTTAAAAAACTTTCTCCTCATACTTGGTGCACATCTGGCGCTATGTCAGATTATTACGTCGCAAACTATGATAACTATCTTCTTATTGTTAATGGGGTAACTGTAGCTGGAATTGAAGTAGAACCAGAAGAAATTTCCGGTAAACCTCGTAAAGTAAAAGAAGTAACTTCTCGAGCAAACAATGGAATGGCATCTATTGACCATTTAGAGGACACTCTTGCTTTCTTCGAAAAACACAATTTAGATAAAAACAATCCTAGTTTAGATAGAGCAATAGCGGCAAAAAGTAGAAATGAAACTGATATAGATCAAATAGAAGACGAAGGATATCTAGATTACTTAGAAGGTATGAGGCCAGACAATGACTTATATTTTGAGGATGCCCCAGACTATTATTATGATATACAACGCCGCATTACCTCACTTGATACAGTAGAAAAAGTTTTAGAAGAAGTACATCTTAGTGGAAATGAAGTATTTAATTTTTTTGAATATTTCCCTTTAGAAATGCAACAAAATGAGCAAATACTTACTTTAGCTGTTAACCATAGACCTTTCAATATAACTGAAGTTACTCCTTTTGGAACTGATTACTATCATGAATTAATTAGACAAGCAGTAACAAAAGACCCAAGAGTTTTTAAATATCTTGACGATTTAGTACAAGTAGAATTTCCAGACCTCCAATTTATTTATGAGCAATGGGTTAATGAAAATCCAACATACCTTGCAGATTTGCCTTTTTCTTTAACTAATACAGCATTAATACAAGGATATTATGACCCAAGAACAGATAAAGTAGTAGTGGTTTCTTCTAATACTCCAATACCAGAAGCTGGCAAAGTAGCTATTCATGAAGTTGCTCACAGAGGAATGATTAGAATGGCTAAAGAACTTGGAGGATTACAAGAATTAAAAGATGTTCTTTTTGCTGCAGAATCTCAACTAATGAAAAAACTGCCTGAGTTACTTGGGCGTACTGGGCATAAATCTTTAGAAAAGTTAATGTTTGACTATGGCTTTACTTTAGATAGTCAAGAGGGTAAAGCAAAATTGTTAATGGAACTTGCGGCAAGATGGGCAGAAACTTTAACAGACAAACCTAAACCTTCTTGGTGGAAAGAACTCATAAATTCAATAAAAAATTGGATTAAAAAATTCACAGGAAAAGATTTAACAGAACCGGAAGTAGATGAACTTGTAGGAGGATTTGTTCAATATGGAACTAAAATTTATACTGAATCTGTTTCTAAAATAAAACCCGGAGTAGAAGAACTATTTGATTCTAATCCTGAATTAGCTAATCAAGTGTATGAAGCTTTAGGGTTTCAAAGTGTTTCTAATGTCACTTTAGATAAACCAAGATTTAATCCAGATAATCCAGAAGCAATATCTTATCCTATTAAAATAAATGGTAAATATGCAGGAATTATCTCTGTAGATAATGAAGGCTATATATCATCTTCTATAGGAATAGCTGGAGTAGAATTAGAAAAAGAATTTCAAGGTAAAGGATTTGGTACAAAAGTTTATTTAGCTCTTGCAAATAAATTAGCAGAAGAAGGCAAAACTTTAAAATCAGAAGCTTTTGGCAAACAAGATATAAATGATTCTGCAAGTAGAGTTTGGAAATCTTTAATAGATAAAGGTATTGCTATAGATAAAGGGGATTACTTTGAAGTTACCTCTACAATACCCCCACAACAAAAACAACAAGCTCTACAACTATACTCTCAATACTTAGATACAGGTAAACAAGATATAGAAGGATTTAAAGAGTTTATCGGTTCTGTTTCTAATGTACAAAAAGCTCAACCTATCATTCCTATAAATGAAATGGAAGACATCATTGATAACTTACCTCCTTTTACAAAAGACATTGAAGACTTAGGATTTATAGAAGAAGCGTGCGACCTCTAGTGTGAGTACCTAATTCTCACAAATGGTGTATTTTTGTGAGTAATGTCTTGTATTACTAAATTTCAGACTGCTGAAGGGTTTAAAGTATCAGGTGCGTACTATGCCGCTACAAACTTAGCTGGTGCTTTAGGTGGCAAAGCCCTCTATGAATCTACACTATCAGAACGATATGAAAACGTAGTAGGATTTGATTGGACTGAAAACAAACCTTCGTTCTCTCCGTATCTCAATAAGTTAGGAGAGCCTACTATAAAAAGCATTCTTAACATCAATAACATTGAGTTAGACCCAGAGTTAAAAGAAGGGCTTTCTCTTATTGAAGAAATGGTTAATGATGGAAAGGTAGGTGCAGCTTTGCCTACCCGACAAATGGCAGATACTATTATCTCTGCTACTAATCTTAATCCTCGTTTACAGTTTGTTTCTTTAGAAGTAGAAGAAAGAGAGGGACGCTTTTATCTTAAAGCGAAAGCTACTAAAGGCACTCAAGAAAGACTCATTAACAAAAACCATCTATCCAAGTTTAAGTTCCATCCTGTTGTTATAGGCGCAGTAGATAACAAAGGAAAAGGATTCTTAAACTCTCTTATTGACAATGTTCTTGAGTTAGAAGAACTGAAAGATTTTCAAAGGTCAATGCTTACTGCATTTAGGGATTTAAGCGCAAAGAATCCTACACTGCAGATAGTAATGCCTGACCAGACAGATACTCCTATTGATAATTCATTCTATGATCCTAAATCAAACACTATTTATATTTCTAAAGATGCATACGAACCTCAGTCTACTGAAAGATTAATTCGTGATTTAGTCCATGAGTTAGCTCATGCTTATACCTTATCTGCTTTAAACAATCCAAGGACTGCAGAAGAAAGAGCCTTTAAAGCAAAAATGGAAAAGGCGTTCTCAGACTATACAAGTTCTGTTCTTCATCCAGACTTTTCGTATGGATTTACTAACGTAGAAGAGTTTGTCGCGGAGTTTATGTCTAACCCTTATTTTAGGGAGCATTTAGAAAATTTAGACTTAGAACTTGCCCAACCCAAAAACTTCATTCAATCTATCCTACAGGCATTAAGCAGTTTATTCCGAACCATATTTGGATTTAAAGCAGTAGACACTAAGACAGATATTGAAAACGCCATTCAAGAATATCTTGATTATTTAGAGACTCAACAAGACATTCCGAATAACGTAAGTGAGTTTCATCTTCGATTCAATGCATTATTAAGCAAGCCAGTAGAAGATAGAAGTTTACAACTGAGACCTTCTTCCGTTCAACAAAAAACCAAGTTTGTAGATAGAGAATTTTTAAAGAATGTTATCCCTGATTACGCGGCTCAGTATAAAAACCTAATGAATATGTCTATGGACTTATTGTCTCAAAGGACAATGAGTGAGACTATTCTAAATGCTGCTCAATACTACGCTGCCGGTATAGGACTTTCTAAAACCTTAAATACTATTGTCTCAGACAATTCCATAGACAGATTAACCCCAGAAAAAAAATACAAACTTGTATTTGAAATCAAGTTCCACATACTGCCAAAACTTAAACAAGACTTTAAAAGGTTTTCTGATTATCTAGACGTTTTAAATAGTGATACTACTTTAACTGCTCAAGACAAAGAGGAACTAGCAAAAGTCTTTACTGAAGTTTTCGATAAGGCTTTTGAAAATGTTCCCCAAGTAGCTCAGATAAATGAAAAAGCAAAAGAAGAACTAAAAAAAGGAGAAAAGACTCCGCTTCAAATATTTAACAATCAAGTTAAAAGCATTGGAGACTTTGTAGGATTAACTACTGACTCAGAAGAAAAGATATACGATTACATAAAAGAGTCTGTTTACGATGCTCTTATTCCTCAGTTAAAAGATGGAAAACTTGTAGATGACTTAATCCACAATTTAAAGATACAGCAAGCAAACTTAGAAAAGGAGTTTAAAAAATCTCGTGCAGACCTTTTACAAAATGATGGTGAAAACGAAGGGAAACATACAACCTACAAAAATCTATCTAAATTAATAGATACCTTAGAACAAGCTACTACTGGAGAGAACAAAGCAAAAGTTATTGGAGATTTATTCATTAACAACGTATATACCGGAACTTCTCAGACATCAGGGCTGTCTTTACTTGAGCCTTTATTTAAATCTGGAAGGCCGATAGTTCAGTTGTTTGCTGCTTATTTGGAGAATGCTTCTTTAGAAAACCAGAATTTCCAAAAAGTAGTCAATCAAATAACTGACCTAAAAGGAAGATTAGACAAAATACGTCCTATACAGAGTTTAATTGGAACTACTCTTACTGCTAAGTACTATAAAAACATTATAGTTTCCAGAGAATACAACTACATAGATAATGGAGAACTTAAAACAATCAAAAAAGCATTTCTTAATACTGAGGTAGATTATGTAAAGTTCCATAATGAATACACAGATTTGCTTTTTGCAAAACAAGAAGCGGAAAAGAAATTAAGCATCGCACTTTCTGAAGGAGTTGACCCTGCACAAATAGCTGATTTAGAGACGGCTCTTGAAGGAGCAGAAGAAGCTTATAACAATTTCATAGAAAACAATACTGAACTTCAGTTTACTGATGAGTATTATGCTATTCAGGATATAATTGATAAAGATGAAAACGGAGTAAAAGATGAAATTGGAAAACAACTTAGAGAAAGATTAGACTTCCTTAACAGAGAAGCAGATACTTTCGAATCTTTTAAAGGCTTAGTAGAAGACGACTTAATTGAAGATTATGCTTATTCTGAAGCAAAAATCAAAAGAGCAGAAATAAAAGAGCTTAGAAACTTTTTTGACAGAGAAGGAAACTTAAAAACCGGAATAGAATTAGAATGGGCTAAACGACTCAATAAATACTATCAGGCTATTAGTGATGCTAAGGTATATACTCAGTTAACAGAGCAAGAGCCTTTAGACCGATTCGATTTTGTAAAAAAGAAATTCGAAGGAGAAATATCTAGAGTACGAACTAATCTGTCAAATCTCCAATCTGACTATTTACAGCTTTTATCCGACCCTAATAGAACTGATTTAAACAGACAAAATCTTGACAAAAGAATAGCTGAGACAAAACAAGAATTAAAACAAGCAGAAGAGAGATATAAAAAGTGGATACGTCAAAACACTCAAACTCAAATAAAGCCTGAATTTTATACTGAGGTACTTACTCCCATCTTTGAAGAGATGCAGAGTATTTTAGGGGAAAGAGATGAAAACATAAAAGAGATAAATGACCTTCTCCGAAGAATAATCGCTCCAAAAAAAGATGAAGACGGAATACCAGTAGGCACAAACTTTACTGAACCGGAAGTAAAAAAAGTTCGAGAATTACAGGAAAAAATAGAAGAGCTTAAACAATTAAAAGATAGCCTTGACCTTACACAGGACCAAAGAGACCAACTCTCTGATTTATTTTCTCGGCTATCCGAAGTACAAGAAAGAACAAAAACAAGTTACTACTATGCAGAACTAGATAATCGAATCTCTGAATACAAAGAAAAGATACGTAACACCCCCGGGAAATTAAAAGAAATAAATGAAATAGTAGACCAAGCTTGGGCAGACATAGCACGAGTAAAAGCGGGAGAACAACGGATTCATTTAGATAACCCAATATTCACACAAAACGTAGACATATATGATGCCTTAGATATTGAAGACAATCCAAACCAAGCAAAAAAGATTATGATAGAAGCATACCTAAAACACTTAGGTATGGAAGCAATGTATGAATCTGACCCATGGTATAAACTGCATCACTTTATAGATACTCCTACTATGGCAGAAGAAGACATATTTGGAGTAGAAGTATATATACAAAGAACAAAAGGTACGCCTTTAATGATATGGGAACATACCTTGCCTACTGACCCTCAGTATATAGATATATCTCCTAATGGAATTTGGAAAAGAGGGCAAATAGATGAAAGGTTTAAAAACCCTAATTACCAAGATAAAAAGCTTAGTCCTAAAAAATCTCTGTATGTAAACACAGGATTTTCTCAACTAACTGCAGAAGAGCAAAGCATAGCAAAAGAATATGAGAAGATTTTTGATGAATTAAATGAAGGGCTTCCTTCTTACTATCAATTAGAAAATTATGCTATTCCTACTCGGCAAAAAACGTATATGGAGCAAACTACTCCTTTGCAAGATTTAAGCAAATGGGATAGGTTTAAAGGCATTTTAGCAAACCCCATAATGAGATTCATTCGAGAGTTTGTATCTAATAAAGATTATGATCGGGATTCTGAATACTCAGCATTAGAGCAATATGATTTATCTTCTGGAGAAATGGCTCCACGTCGCCTTTTCAAAAACAGAAACATGGCTATTGCTGACCAGTCTCTTAACTTAAATAGACTGTTATTAGAATTTGCCGCACATTCTTCTGCAACAAAAAACCTCATAGATATAATTCCTCAAACAGCCTTCTTTAAAGAAATTGATAAAAAGACAGAAGCCGAAAAAGGAAGACTTAATAAAACAGAAAGACAAGAATTAGACCGATTCATAAGTAGAATATTTTTAGGAAGCGGTAATTTGAACTACCGTGAGGACGCCAAAAACCAATTTATACGGCTATTCAACAAGTGGATAGGTGGGGTTAGAAAGATGACTGCCAGCGCAGTTTTATCTTTTAACTACAGACGTGCTTTCAAACAGTTTATTTCTCAGAACAGCAAAATTTATCTTGTTCTAAGGCAAAACGGAATATCTAGAAGAGAAGCCTTCTTAGGATTTTTTAAAGCCCTTACTAAGTTTCAAACCAATTTTAATTTTCACTTAGGAGTAGACAAAGACTCTATGTCTAAAACTACTCTTATGTATATGCATATGAATGCTATTCCCGGGTCTGAGTATTCTAACGTAGCCTCTAAGGGGCTAAAGTCCAAGTTTGAAAAATGGGCTACTTTAAATACTCTTTCTGCTGCCACAGTAGGCTACGCAGACTTTGTACCGGCTGCAACAACTGCAGAAGTATTGTTTAACCGCAAGTATGATATAAATGGAGAAATGGTTCGCTTTAATGATTTGTATACTGTAAAAGACGGAGAGTTAGTTATTGTAGATAGATTCAGAGATGGAGGGCCAAAAGAACAAAGAGTCAGAGCACTTACTCTCAATTTACGAAATCAGATATACGACATTAACTATTCAGGTTCAGGACAATACTATAAACGAAGTCAGGCTAGTTGGATGGAAAGTGAATTCCTTCAAACAGTATTTTTCTTAAAAGGAAAATGGTTTATGCCATCAGTTGCTAACCATTATGGAGGGTCTCGCGTTTCTATGAATTCAGGTAAAGTTCATCATAGTATCTATTTTTCTGACAGGAATATTCGCCTTAATCTTCTCAAAGAAAAAAAATTAGGGAAAGCTTTGTTTTTAAGTAGTTCCCGAAGTGTAGGGGATTCCAACACTGTAGCGGGAGCCGCTAAAAACCTTGCAGGAAATCCAATGGTTTTAGATACTACTATTGCTTTAGGTATCAGAGCTCTTGCTTATGTTGCTCAGTTTAAACTAAACGCTTTACTAATTCATTATGCTGGTGCTCTTGCATCAGGAGACGATGAATGGGATGAAGCTCTTCAAAAGTATCTAAAATTTAGTTTTTATCTTACTTTACTTCAAGCCGATACTGAAGTAACTACTATAACAAACCCAGTTATAAAAGCAGCAGATAGTTATTACACGTACCAAAAATACGCTAACTATAAAATGCAATCTTCTCCAGATCTTTGGCGAAGAGGGGTCAATTTTATCTTAGATACTACTATTGACGCTACTGCCAGAGCAGCTTATAATAAATTTGCTATGTTTTTTGACTCTGCTACTTGGGGAGATCCTACTTCTGGCACTTCTCAGTACTCAGAAAGAGGCTTTATACCAAAGTTTGGGGGTAAAGAATTTGGGGTAGCAAGAAGATTAAATACTCTTAGAGGCAAATCAATAGATGAAGCTCCTCCAAAACTTTTAGTTGCCCTTACAACATTTTTTAATCTTGCTCCTGTAGATCATATTTTTAATCCAGAAAGACAATCCCAAATGGCATTAATGTATGGAGATGTAAAAATATTAGCTACAAACGAATTTCAAGAAGTTCGCCGAGTAACTAGAGAAATAGATGATTTGAAAAAAGAACTTAATAAAACTTTAGCTAAAGTAATTACTCAAGAAGGAGACCAACTAGTATTTAACTCTGAAAAAGTAAAAGAAATAACTCCTGATTTATTAAAGTTGGCAGAAAAATCCAGACCTCTTAATAAAGAACTTTATGATATTATTTCAGGAAATAAAGCAATTCAACAACAAATAGCTTCTCTTTCCGACCAAAGCTATGCTTCTTCATCTATTCGGAATATTGTAGAAGCAATAACAACTGACGCGTCCACTATGAAACTGAAAAACGACTTTTCTAAATTTAGAGAAACATTTAGAAAGGAAAGAAATTTAGTAGAAGTAGTAGATGAATTAGAAAGATTTTTGAAAGTCGAAGCTATGATTCCTTTAAGAACTAAAGACCCAAATTATGTTCCAACTCCCTCGAAACCCAAAAAAGGAAAGTCTAAAAAAATAGAAGGTTCTGACTTCAGTTCTGACTTTAAGTCGGACTTTAGTTCTGGATTTAAATCTGACTTTTAATCAAAAGACATTAACTTTGTACACATGAGCTTCCAAGTAACAAAAAAATCCTACGGCCTTACAGAAAAAATTGCCCGGACACTAGGATTAATTTCAGGTAATGGCGGGTTTGTAATTCTTGCCGCTGGTACATATACAAATGTTAAATACCGAGCAGTAGTGCCTTTAGAAAATACTACTATTAGTGTATTTAAAGTAGAGGGGGTTGAACAAGTTACCGCTCGAAATATGTCAGGAGTAGTATTCCCTTCATTTGTTTATTTACCGGGAGGGGGAGATATTACTGACATTACTATAGCTACTGGCTCTGTAATAGCTTATTTGTAATGTTCTTTGTTAATTACCTAAATAGCATCTATCCTAAGAAAAAGCCAGAAGACTTAGGTATAGTCACACGTGCTTTAGGTACTTATATTGACCCATATCATCCAGATGGGTATAGAGGGAATATTAGCGGTACAGATATTTCCGATTCAAAATACCCCTGTATTGTCCCCGGAAATGATTTAACCTTATATCCTTCAGAAAGCCCTTCAGGCAGTCTCAATCTTTATACTTTACCCACTAAGTATTATTCAGATGGCGGAGCAAGTATTGAAGCAATATCTCCGTATTACTATTTTGGAGAAGGAAGTCTAACTTCTGTAGTATTAGGGCATGCTTCTATTTGGATTAAGCCTTATTCTACTATTGACAAAACAACTACTCTACAAGTCCCGCTTTTATTTGAGTATAACCCAAACAACGATGGATGTCTTTATTTAGGATTAGGATCAGCCACAGGACTTCTTACCGATGAATACATTACTATTGTAGACACCGGTTATGAGACTGAAGGAGGAGGAGGTCCAAGAACTAATCGTAGAACTGGAGTTACCACAGGAGGGGCATTGACAGGAAACCAATGGGTAAATATTTCAATAAATTGGGATTTAGTGAATTCAAGGTATAATATCTTTGTGAATAACGTAGAGTGTTCTGGATATATAGCTAGTACTGGTTCATATTCAGGGCACGTAAAACAACACACTATGCCACAAGTACAATTAGGATTAGGAGCTTTGTTTGGCGACAATGGTAATGGAAGGAACTTTTTTAACGGAAGAATCTCTGCATACACTCAGTATACAGACTCTCTCACTATTCAAGAAATGACAGATAACTTTAACTTTTTCAAAGCAAGATTTGGGCTATGATAAAAAAAGGATTAGATATTATGTTAAGTTTGGTCTTTATTATTTTAGGTCTTCTTCTTTTTTTTAAAGAGCCTGTAGTAGTAAAAGAGACCAATACTGACTTGATTGCAAAAAAACTAGATTCTATTAAAGCAGAAGAACAAAAACTATTTCATAAAATAGATTCTTTGAGCGTAATTCGTACTCGCTTAGTTACTAAATATGAAACTACTACGCTTCACTACGATACCATCCGTCTTATTATTGACAGTATGCCTGATACTGACGCCTTATATTTCTTACTCTCAAAGTCTAGACAGCTTACCGTTAAAGGAATTGAATAATGAGTTTCTTAAAGGTATTCAAGCAAGAGAACGAGTAGAACTATTAAAACAGTTAAAAGCACAAGACCAACAGATTATCTCTTATTATCGAGATAGTATTATTCCTTTAAAAAACTTGGAGATTGAGTCACTTCAAAAAAACGCAGTGATTTTGAGTAACACTGCTTACGTTTCTCATCGTAGAATGAAACGGTGGCAGACTATTTCTGCTATATTGACTGGAGTTATACTATATCTTCTCTAATGGAAAAAGAACTCAATCTCGCGTACATAGTTAATCTTATTGAAGATTACCACGAAGCTTCTAAACTAAATGGAGATGAAGGTCATTATCCTAATAGTTTATTGATTACTGAAGACCAAAATAAAACCTTGCTTGAAAATATGTTTAAGCTTACTGGCTTAGATAAGCAAGCATACGAAGAAATGGTTCATAGCGTTACCTTTATTTGTGGACTCAAAGTGATTATTACTAATCACCTTGAGTCCCCAAAAGTTCTAAGGATTTAATCTTCTAGTTTCCTAGATATAGTTTCTGGCGTAAGAGGGTGAATAGCCTTCTTAAAGTATTTATACCATATATCACTATGGGCCCCATCTTCATATCCTTTAAAGCAAGGAGTTCCTAAAGTATAATGCAAAACTTTAGCATCGGCATTCTTTTTATACTCCCCTACTAGCCAGTTGTATTCTAAAGGAAGTTCTCCAATTTCTTTAGCCCATTGAAGCCGGTGTAGTTCTGCAGGGCTTGCGTAGTTAACATACTCTGGGGATAAACTTACGCATTGCATATTGTTAAACAACATAAAACTAGACCAGTTTTTGCGAGGGTAGTGTTCGTTTTTTCCAGTAGCTTTTGTTTCTACTTTAGTTACATAGTCATGAGGGCAAATGTACACAGGTGGCATATTCCAAGATATTAACCCGGGTTCATGAATCTCATCTAAAAGTTTTGATAAGTCCGTTTGAACTATCATATCGCAGTCCATAAACAAAGACCATCCTTGGAATTCTGAAAGATATGGAACTAAAAAGCGAGTAAGAGAAAACTCTACAGTGCTTTTTACATCAGTTCGTTTGTATTCTTTTAGTTGGCTAAGTTTAAGCGGAGTAATGCTTAAAGGCTTAGAAGAATGTTCAATAATAGATTGAACACAAGTATGATAAGCAGCAGGTTCTTTGCTGTCATATCCTATGAATATTTTTAGATTTTTCATTTCTTCGATACTACTACGTGGAGTTCAGAATTTTTTTCAAATACTTTGGCAACTGTAAAAAATCTCGCAAGTCTTCCTTCCCACCATGCTTTATCTTTTACTATAAAGTGAGTGTTTGTACCATCAAAATATGATTTCCCAGCCAAGCGGGTTGAAATGACAAAATACCCAATAGACTTAGTTACTCTTTGTAAGTCTTTCATTACATTATCTAGCAACTCAAGTTCTATATGTTCAAGAACATCAGTACATACTACAAGATCTGCAGCACGAGGGTCTTTATCTTTACCGGGAATAGCAGGGTCATATTCCCAAATAGGAAAAGGAATAGCTGCAGCTAATGTGCCTTTGCCGCATCCATAATCTAAAATGCTTACAAACTTATTAGTCGAGCTTATTAGTTTTTCTGCAATTTGTATTACTGTTTCTGCATGTTTTTTTCCTCCAATTCCATAAGCAGGGTTTTCTAAATGTAGTTTAGCGTTCCGCTCTACATGTAAAGGAGAAATAGTTTCTGGTTTGGCGTAAGCTATTTTTACTTTTTTGTATTCAGGTTTCCAATTCCTAAATATCTCTTGAGTTAATCCTTGCCCATGAAAATGGAATTTAGCCCCGGGCATTTGATTAAGTTCGTTATGAAGTTCTTTAGCGCAATACAACAACGAAGTAGTAGTTTGGAACTCCTTTCTGTTGTATGTTATACTTTTAGTTTTCTCAATAGCATTAGGATGTTTACCGGCATGAGAGGTTTCTTTTACACACCCATCCATTCCAAATACATGAATGTCTCTATACCCTAAGAAGTAAGCCATCATTATTGCTCTATGTCCTGCACTTGAGCCGCCTGTAATAGCGTATTCATTTTTAGGCAGAATGCGTTTTGATTCTTCTTCATTTGAAAATACATGCCAAAGTTTTACATCCATCCCCTCTAAATGCTCCCACATTTTAGGATGACAGCAAGAAGCCATTAGGTACTCAACTCTTGGATGAGGAGTGCCCATAAGTTCTATTTTATGCTCTCTTGGGTCTACATCCAAATGATAAGTAGGGCTAATATCGTTCTCGATTAAAAACTTGTGTGCTCCAGAGCAAGTAATGATTGAGTTGTATCTTAGTACATCTGGCCAATTATCTTTTAAAGATGGTCCGTAACACACTACTGCAATAGATTCTCCTTTTGCAGTATCTGGAGCTACTCTGTTTTTTATTTTAGAAATAGCATGAAGGACTTGAGCATCTCTAAGTTCAAGTGGAATACAATAGTCCACTTTTAACTTCTCGTCAAAGTTTAAGATTGGTTCTGACATACAAGGCAAAGTAACTACACAACCTCGTATGCTCAAAAAAAAGTTTACTCATTATCCTGACTAGGCTCCGAAGGAAGCTCTAACACAGCAAAATGAGTAAACTTAGTTTTAAAAGGATTTTTGTTTTGATTGACGAATCTTTTTCCTGTCCAATATCCTAACTCTACAACTTTAGTAGGATAACAACATAAGACTACTGCTACTAATCCATCTTGGGACTTTAGTCCTTTTAGAGCATTAATTGGAAACCATCTTATGTTGGGAATCATTTTATTCGTCTTTAAAGAAGTTAGTAAGGAATTTTCCTACTACTGTCATAAGCAGGGCAGTAACTGCGATGTATTTGTGTTCATCAAGGATTGCCCATCCTGTTACTGCTGTACCGGCAGCAAGTAAACTGTCTCCTAACCTTCTCCATTTTTTAGGAGTAGGTTGCCAGTAGTTATTTATCTTCGTTTCCATCACAAGTTTCTTCTTGAGAAATTTTTTGACCTTGTTTAAGGTAGTACCAGATTGCAACGCACCCACTAAGGATAGCAACACATCCAGCTAAAAAAGAAATAATGGGTTGCCATTGGGTTGCAAGATGTGCAACAGCGCTAAGCCCGCTTACAGCAGTCAGAGAATCTGCAGTGCTATCGGTAAATTTGCTCATAGTTCTGGGTATTGTGTTTTTTGTTCTTTAAGTTGTTTTATGGTTTTTCCAAAGGTTTTCTGCACGTGGGGGCTGTCTTTAAATTTCCAATAATGCCCACTTTCCCATCCATAAGATTGAAATACCTCAATAACTTTTAGCCAATCTTTATTTATTGTCCAAGAAGCTTTTCCATTAACAATGAGAACAAAATCAATTGCTAATCCATAGTTGTGATAAGAATCTCCACCTTTAGCATTAGTCACAATTTTGCCAGGCTTTGTTCTTCCTAGAGCATAAAGTTCATTTTGCTCTGCATTTGTACGAAGAGTATGAGTAAACCTACAGATAGTCCCTGTAGGCATTTCTTCGCAAATCTTTTTGTAGATTTCTTCTGCCTCACTACGAAGTTTAAGATGCAAAGTTTTAATGCGTTCAAGAGTTATATTGTCCATCGCTTTAAAAGTTCAATAAATTTACGATTGTTCTTCATCATCAGCAGCCTAATTCTATACTCCCGCTGCCTGCCCCGTTTGTGGCTTTTATTTTTTCGGAGGCTGCTCATCATCAACAAAGCTACGTATTAATTTCTGAAGCAGATTAAATATCCTTTTCCTTGCCGCTGCAAGAACCGCGCTGACTGCATCAAATTCCTCTTTGTGTTCCCGCGTGTAGGCGTTGTGAGCGTTGCTTATTGCGCTGTAACCTTCAGCAATTAATAGGATGGTAAGGTAGCCATTAACCAAGGCCGATGCGTCCCGATCGATACTCAAAAGCACGATAAAACAAATTATCGCAGGTATCAGCGATGCAAACTTTTCGGTTAATCCGTTCTTCAATACCCGGCTTTTAATCTTGCTAGGGTCAATGCGTAGCCACATGATAATTGCCGTGAGGATGTCCAGGAACATGACCGCAGCCAATCCGTACACTAACTTCAGTTCAATTCCCGCCGCTGTTAGGTACACCGCGATCGGAGGCAGGGCAATGTATGCCAGTACTTTGCTTTCGCTAGTCATGCCTTTGTCAAGTTCAGTTTTTCAAAAACCCACTCAATCACCGGACTGAAGTCCATACCCCATGTTGCCAGCACATCCGGAGGCACATCGAGGTGAATAGGTGACACATTCAACACCGCGCCGTGTGCATTATACACATGGCATTGCAGCGTTACATCGGTCGTGGTCAGGGTGTAATTTACGCTGATGGAAATCGATGTGGCCTCGCCGAGCGAAAGGCCCATTTTTACCGGAGTTATATTGATTTTGCTCATTTTTTTTATCTACCAGATGATGCAACATTAGTGGCTTTAATGTAATTCAAATACATGATGCGAGCGGTTGTTCCCGCTGTCTTGCGAAATCCTGTGTACACAGCGAATCCGCGTCCTGCACCGGGCAATCCTGATGTGATTTCCGCAATCATAGTTCCGTTCACATAAGCCTTCGCCGTGCCGTTAGGGTACACCACAATGCGTATCCGATACCATGTGTCAGCCGCAACCGCCGATGTGCTGTTGGCAGTCGTTACGCTGGTGTTATCGGTCGCGTAAAATGCCCATTGTCCTGAGTTTATGTTGTCGGAATATTCCAAATGCACACCGTCACCGATTGTGCCTGTCGTGCTGTCGAGGAAGCCGATTAGCGCAATGTAACGTTCTGTTGAGGTGCTTAAATCCTCAAATCGTACAGTTGTTTCGTAAAAGTGATAGCCGAACGACGTGCCATCGTTAAAACTGAATGAGGTGTTGTCGGAATAATACCCACTCCTGTCCGCATTGGATATTCCGAGGGCCATGACACCCCACCGCCCGCGGAATCCTGTTGTTTCAACACTTTGAATAGTACGTGTTCCCGCGCCGTCCACATAGAATGGCCATGCGTTCAGGGCATTAGAAATACCGCTCATTGTCTGCGGGTAACGCAGTTCGATGTTGGTGACATATTCCGGCTCCTCAAAGCTGATGTGGTACGCTGAAGCCAGCCGCCATCGTGAGGAAGTTCCATCGTATTCAAGTTCCACCATGCGACCGGGCAATACCACAATATCCTGTCCGCCGAAGGCGAAGCGGTTAGCCGCTGTGCTGGCATCCTCATCATCTTGCAATCCGAATGAATACGTACCGATGTTCAGCAGCTTTACACGATGGCCGCCCGTTGTTGCGGTCAAACCTGTTAGAAAGTTATAACTGCTGTTGCTGTCTATGCGAAGTGTCTGCACACCGCTGCCCCATGACGAGGGGTTGTAGTCATTCTGCCAAGCGGTCAGCTGCGCAGGTGAAAGTACCGTACCGCCGCCGGAACTCGCATTCAAAGTATTGCCAGTCATGCTCAGACCTGTGCCAAGCTCTATTGGCACGGCATCGCCTGTGCCTGAGCCTGCACCTCGTCCTAATAGTCTGGCTTCTTGCACTTGATAAAGTGCCCAAGGTTTTATGCGTGAAAATAAGCTCATCTGAATTGTCCTCCAATTTTAACGTAAGGTGTTGCTTGTTTCCAAACACCCGATACTTTTATCCATGTGATTGCTTGTTTCCACACCCCTGATACTTTGATGTAAAATACAGCGGATGGTGCAGCGGCCTGACCTACAATCGGGATTGATTTTATCTCGATTTGCGCACCGTCAAATAATCTCCTGCTCGCCATTTACGCTTCTCCTAAAATTATAGCCCCGGACACGGCCTGTACGCTCGGTGTAACAGCGAACAATGACAGGCAGGCATTGTCCAATACCTCGTTAAATTGACCTACCATGCGACCTGTTGAAATGCAGTCAATTATATTGGCACCTTCAACATCGTTTGCAAAGAACATCGCCAGTGGCTTGTACATGACAATGCCGATATTTCCGGCAGTGCCTGTTGTTGCTACGATGTTTATGTTTTCAACAGACCTCATACCTGTATCGCCGGCCTGCAATGGAAGGCGAATCAAAAAGCCTGGGTCTCGATAGTTGGCTCCGATCTCCGTGGCCGTTGTAATGCGAGAACCAGTACCGGACTGATTGGTATAAGTCGCCGTGACGGTTGTTGCTGTCGCCCCAACGCCTACGTGTCCAATTATCGCCGCATGAACACCGACACCGTCTGTGTAGCGTGTCAGAGCAGCGGTCGGCAAACCTGTCGTTTGTGAGCCGGTAACTGTTCCGCTCATGCCGCCGCTGATATTAAGGATGTCCACAAGCATCAGCATCACACCGGATGCTCCGCTTGGGCTTATACTCGCACCCAGCACAGACAGCCTGCCGCTACCCCCATCTGCAATGAATGCATTGATTGCGAAAGTTGATGTCTTATCGCAGGCCACTGATGTAGTCGGAGTGGTGGGAGTTGGAAGCAGTGGCAGCGCGGAATATCGAAGCGCGTTACGCGAGGCTATCGCCCCCGACTGAAAGTCTGCGCCTTGGTTTGCACTGAGCGCGGAAAGGTATGCGTCAAAGTCCGTGAATGCCATGTTACTTTTCGATAAAGGTTGCAGCACCCCACAATTCAGGAGCGGTTCCGGTAGATGGGATAAACAGCAGAGAAAGGCAGGCGTCAGGATTTATTGACGGAATACCCGGCAACCCGGTCGTATAATCTCGCCATCCACCTGCACCGCCTGTTCCGATAGGAATCCACGCAATGGGCTGGGCGATTGTTATTCCGAAATTTCCTGCTGTGCCTGTGCCTGAGGCTCCTGATAATTGAACAGATGCAACAGCCCTTAGTCCGCTATCGCCAGCCGCCAAAGGAATGCGTTGTGCCCGCGTAACTTCGCGGAAGCCTGTAGCGCCTATGTTGATTGTCGAGGTTTGGCCCGTGTTTCCGTCTTGGTCAGTATAGGTCATCGTCAGGGTTGCAGCTGTCGTACCTATTATGGTGTAAATTTCGTAAAACGCGAAATTACCTACGCCGCCAGTGTTACGTGTCAGTGCTGGTGTAGGTGTAGTACCCTGCACCGTCTGCGCTGTGTTAAGCGATCCACTCAGCCCGCCTATATGAAACAACCGGTCGTATAGCAGGAACACGCCTCCCACATTGGGAGCAATCCCAGCCGACAGCATAAATTTCTCGCGGCTCCCGCCGGGTGCTGTAAATGGCAATGATCCCTGTGTTGATAGCGTAGGGATAGCCGCAGAAGTTGGCACAGCACCTCCCGCCGGATAGCCATCGTATGTCCATAGTGATGCGGCCCGCCCCGCAATCGGAGCGGTGGCAACCGCTCCAGACACACGGGGAACCTTGTGGAAAAATAGGCTTTCAGGCGTACCGCTATTGCCGCCGGTTAAGCGGTTAATCGAGTCGGATAAATCTGTTATTGCTGCCATTGCTTATGTGTATTGAAGATATATGTCTCCGTCATTTCCGCCTGACGGTGCGGCTGTGCCTGCTGTGAAGTTGGCCCCTACCACTATTGTTTTATTATACCAGCACGTAAGGACTGAACCGGTAGGCGGGGCAAAACTTAGAGTGAACGTGCCGGATCCGGGCGTGGTTTCCGTAAAATCCTGCGATGTGCCTTGCGTCAGAACGATTCCATCTAATGCCACTACTAATGTGCCACTAATATACACGGATTGCGAGACAGTAAATACTGTATTCGTGCCATTTATTGAGCCGCTCAATAACCCATAAGCCCCATTGTCTGGCGTTTGGTCAATGTATATTTGGGTGTTACCGCCGCCTCCTAAACTAGAAACTACTGAAATTCTATTTGAAAGAGCATCAATGACACTTTGAAGTCCTTCTACTGAAATTGCAGAAGTATTTCTTGCGGAAACAATATTAAGTCTCGAATTTACTACGCTGATGGCACTAGCTGCTTGTGCAGATACTACACTTAATCCTTGTGCTACTTCTGCCGAAGTAACTGAGTTACTAGCTAGCGCACAGAGAGTAGAAATTTTATTAGAGAGCGCATTAATTACACTTTGTAATCCTCGGACTGATGTTCCGGCTGTATTAAATACAGAAATATTTAAAGCGATTGAAAGCTCATTAGAGGTAACAGATGCTATTCCTCCAGTCCCAGAGTTTGCGCTTACTCTAGCTTCAAGCACCGAAATAATGCTAAGAATATTGTTGTCAGCAGCGGCTCTTACTGAAAGTTCATTAGCCAGAGCAACACTAACAATACTTGCTGCGTTAGAAGCAGCATTGGCTATAGAAAGGGTATTAGCAATTTGAACACTAAGTGCGTTTATAGCAGAATTTCTATTAAAAATTTCTTGAGAAATCCTATCAGATAAAACACTAGTTTGATTTAAAGCATTGTTAGCAACAGATAAAGCATTTGCTGCAGCTACACTAACAATTGAAACTGCATTACTAACTACGTTAATGGCAGATTGTGCTTGGGCACTAACAGCACTTAACTCAGTAGAAGTTACTGAGCCAGATCCTCCGGTTCCTGAGTTTGCACTTACTCTTGCCTCTAGTACTGAAATGATACTAAGTATGTTTGTATCTGCAGCGGCTCGAGCAGATGTTTCATTTGCAAGAGCTACGCTTATTACAGAAACAGCATTAGATATTGCATTATCTGCGCTTATTCGGCTAGCAATCTCTAAAGAGAGAGCATTAGAAACTACATTTACTGCAGACAGCGCATTGCTTAGTACTTGAACAACTTCTGCAGAAGTTACTGAGTTTCCTGCAGCCGCAGATAAAGCATTAACTGCAGAGGCTAAATTAGATACAGTATTTGAAAGAGCAGTATGACTAGATATTCTAGCTTGTGTTTCTACACTTAATGCATTTGATACTACATTAATTGCTGAGGCTGCCTGAGCTGATACAGCACTTAATTGATTAGAAGTGGCGTAATTAGGACTAAAATTTTCCCACCTATTTGCTGATAGGTTATAAGCAATTAAATCTCCATTTGAGATTGTAGAAGTAAACTGAACATCATGGTCATCTCTTAATCTTGCTCCTTCTGTAATTCTAATTGCTAGTACTCCGTTAGTAGTATCAGAATTAACTACAAAAGCAATAGGAAGTTTAAGATTAGGGGCTGTTGGAACAGATGAAGTAAATCCTCCTGGAGTAGCTGGGTCACAATACAATACCGTACCATTTGGCCAAGTAGAAGTATTATGTTTTATAATTTTACCTTTTCGTAAACATATTCCATCTGCTCCATTAGGAATAGCTTCTGCGGTTACTCCTAAAAGATAAATAGGGCTGACGCTTCCATCTGCCACCATTTTATCAATTAAGATTCTTCCTGATGAGCCTAAAGTACCAACTGACATTACAGGAGTGCCTTTAGGAATATTTACACCAGTTTGGTTTTTTACAGTCCAAACATCATCCAACGCAAGTTTTACTCCTAATACACTAAGTACTTGGTAGTTTAAAAGATTAAAGTCAGGGTCTTTTGTAAGACTATAAATAGAAGTTGTTGGGGAACTTACTGCAGGGTTAAACTGAACGTGTGGAGTTTTTATTCCACTTGTTTGAATTTCTAAACTTGTTGATGCTCCAACACTTGCTACTTTGCTAAGATTAAGAGCGTTAAGTATAGAAAGCGCATTACTTATTTGATTTGAAAGATTGTTATCTGCAGATATTCTAGCGGCTGTTTCTGCGCTGATAGCGTTACTAACTACATTAATCGCAGAAACAACTTGAAGAGAAAGAAGACTTACTTGAGTTCCTAAAACAGATTGATTATTATTTACTATAGATAAAACTGAAACAAGTTCTGCGGAAGTAACAGATGCTCCGGCTAATGAACTTACAATAGATTTAAGATTTGAAACTACAGAGTTAATTGATGCAATTTGTCCAGATCTAGTTTGTGTTTCTACGCTAAGTGCGTTAGATACCACACTAATAGCATTAGATAATGCATTGTCTGCTGATACTCGTGCCGCATTATTTGCGCTAACAGCATTAGAAACTACGTTAATTACTGACCTAAGATTAGATGAAGCATTTGCTACAACAATAGAAAGCTCATTAGAAGTAACTGAAACACCTGCAGGAGTGGCACTTAATGCACTCACTCTGGCTTCCAACGCACTTATGATACTTAAAACACTTGCTAAATCTCCTTCTGCTAGTCTTACTCCTCCTGTTGTAACTCCGTCTCCTTTAAAGAAGACATTTAAGTCGGTATCGTACAAAAGCTCACTTGCAGCCCAAGCACTTGTTAACCTTGCTGAGGTGTTTATCTTAGGAGCTTTTAAATAACCCATCTTTAAAGATTAAAAGTTTTTCAAATATAAAGCCATTTTAAGGACACCCGCTTAGACGATTGCAAAAATCCATGTACAGACATCCAAACCTATTTCCTAAGTCATATTGAACTGTAGCATCACTTCGTAATCCCCAGTCAATTTCAAGACATCCTACAGCAGGTCTCCATGTTCCATCGTCATGAAGTACTAATCCTCCACTTCCATCTCCTCCAGTTCCTAAACGGTCTGGGTCTATTACGCCAGTAGAAATGTATCCGGCATCTAATTTTCTCCAAGCAACTACTCCTTGAACATCATGAGGAGATGCCAAGACATATCCGGCTGGAAGCTGAGGGGTCATGCCTTTTTTGGCATAAAACCTCACCCAATATAACAGCTCTTCTTGTGTAAGAAAATCAGACATTTATTCAAAGATAAATTAGAATTATGCCGAACAACAAAAAAAAAGCTCCCGAAGGAGCTTTTATGAAAGTAGGGGGAGCTTAGAAAGCGTTTTCTCTCGGAAGAAAATGAGCTGAGGTTGCTTTAAAGAATCGCTCAATATCTTCTTTTAAGGTAAGCACTACTGTTACCGGTTGGCTTACTACTTCAAACTTAGTAGCTTTTACAGGCCTCATTTCTTTTTTCTTAGTTTGAGGATTGATATAAGGTTCGTATTTGTAGTCAACTGGAACAATTTCTTCAAAGTTGTGTCGAAGAATTACTTCAAGTTTTTCAGGGTCATTTTTTGGACGACTGGTCATAAGCACATCAGATAAATTGAAACTGTTACCATTAAGGTAATCAATGTCAACTTCGTCTTCATGCTGGCTTTTTACTACTACCGTGTAGTAAAACAAATTTGGGTGATTGGTTGAATTCATGGGGCAATATTACAGATTGTTTTTTTACTTTTGTGCGATATGGAACAATCCCAACAACAAGTTTATTGGAATCCTGATGCGCAGATAAACATCAGTGGGGCAGAGTTTGGCGCCTTTAGCCAGATTTTAGATTTAGTGCTTAGTCCTATGGGCAGCTACTCTCTTGGAGACATGATGACTCTGGTAGCAATGGCTCAAGAAGCACGAGGGCAAATACTTAAAAGGTTACAAGAAACAAATCAAATTTTTAACGCTCCAGTTTCGCCTTCAGTAGATTCTCCAGTAATGCAAGAATCTCTTAAAGAAGAACCGATAGAAAGTCCAACAGTATCTAAATTGGGGGGTGACTATGACGTTGATAAAGTTATTGAAGAAGCTCCTGACTATGCTGAAGCTGTAGCTGAGTTTGGAGAAATTTCTATTACTGAAGAATCTTCAGAATCTTCAGATACTCCAGAGCCTCCTACTTATCTTGGAGATATCCCTGAGCATGAAAGCCCTACTTTAACAGAAATAGTGCAAGAGGCTAACCTACATAACAAAATTGATGAAAATGAAGAAGGCTTCCTTATTTAGGAAGCCTTCTTTATTTAGTGCTTAAAAGAGAGAACCTATATACTTCTTCCTCAATATGAAAAGTAGGAACAGTATAGGTGTCAATAGAACTAAGTCCTAACAAGTCTAAACAAGGTTCACTTAAAGATTGATAGGCACTTTTCTTGAATCGAAAGAAGTCAGTAATCAATGTAGGAGGAACATTAAAGACTACCATAGTACTGTCAAATGGGTCTTTGACTTCGTAATAATCGTAAAAAGAATCAAACTCAGACATTTTAGCCATTAACGAATCAAAGTTGTTTGTGCGCTCTCGTTCCGCCTGATACCTTACTGGCGAAAATAGAAACAAAAGACAATTCTCATACTTTACTTTTGTTCCGTAGTCGTCTACGTAGACTTTGTTAAGTCCGGTATCAAACAATTCTTCTAAGGAATCAGCAGTGAATATGAATTTACTTAGGTACTTAGTTGAAAGATTATCCATTTAGTTTCAAATGTAAATTAAACCCCTCTTCATATTCTTCCATTTTATAATCCCACTTATCTATCTTAGAATGATACCTAAATCTTTCTAATGCTCGGTATATTCCTTCTTTTGGCTTTCCGTTATAGGGATATCCAATCATTGCAGCATGAACAAGATTAGCCTCCATATGATAAGCAAGAGATTGGTCAGGAAACTTAGAACTGCCTACGACAAAAATTACTTTTGAAGCTACATCTTTGATGTTTAAACGTGTTCTGGTTTCTACATCGTAATCAAGCCCATAACAATACCACGCTCCCTGAAAATCATATCTGAACTGAAAGAATGACAAAGGGAAGTTACTTACTGAATATCGGGTAGTCTTAACATCCAGGACTGTAGCTTCTCTTGTTTGCTTATGAATCTTGATTGCATCACACAATCCTTTACATTTCACCCCATTAAGCTGAAAATAAAGAGGTACTTGAAAATGTATTTCATATTCTTCGTTTTCTGGATTAATGTGTTTGTAAACGTCAGGGTTATTTTTGATGCTCTCTACTATACGAGTAATTGTCTCATATTTAGAAGGAGTCAATAGTCGTTTACTTGCGTTTCCTACAAGTTCATCATAATACGCTCTTCCTTCTACTTCAAACTTTTCAAGATATGCCTCTACAGTGGCGGGTCTTTTGATTCCTACTTCGTCATAAGCAAGTTTGTCTGCAGTATCAAAGTCACGATACTTAAACTTTGCCCAGCAAAAATCCCCCATATTTCCTCCCGGTCGCGGCACTTTAGATACAGCAAAAGTTTCGTGGAATTCTCTTTCTGCTCCAGTAAGAAGTAAATCTACTGCGTCTCCAATGTCAAGATGGTCTTTAGGCTCGTCAAATTCTGACTCAAAAGATTCTTCAATAAATAAACGAGGATGTTCTAATATCCTCTTTAGTTTGCTTTGGTTTAAGCTTTCGTCGTTTTTGTATGTTTTAGGAATTTCCATCTTCGTTGTTTTTAGAATCTTTGTAAATATTTATAATCAATACAATAAAGGCAATAATGCCAAGTGCGGATAATATGCTCATGTGTATATTGTTACGATTGCAAAAGGTTTTCTGTCTTGTTCAATAAAAAGAGTTCCAGAGTTACTATAAATTCTGCAGTAAACTCTTTTCCATCTTTTGTTGTGTTTTACCATGTATTCAGTAGGAATACGACTTCCATAGCCGGTAGCACTAAAAGAAAGATTTTTTAATTGCCACCATATGGGTTTTCGTTTTACTTCTACTTCTACGATTTGAGTGCCTATTTTAAGATTAGCTTTCATTTACGAAGTGCTAACATTTCTCCTTCAGGCTTTCTTTTAGATACAGGCAAAATTTTCCAACGTCGGGCAGTGAACTTGCCGTCGGTTACAGGCCGGTCAAACTTAGCTATCACGTCTCCGTTATCAAACGGAGTAACAGTGTAGCCTACTTGACACTGAGGACATGCTTTGATGTTAACCCAACTGCCCCCTGAGTTTTTAACCTCAGTGGCAAGTTGTTTAACAAATTCAGGAGTGATTACTTGATAGATTTCTACCATGATTTACAGTTCGTTTAGGTTTTCGGGTTCTGGAATTGTTACATTTAGAAAGTCTTCGCCAAATTTGATTACTGCCTCAATAAATTTAGACAGTTCCTCTTTAGAGGCATCAGCTAATGACTTTTCTATTTCTTGATTTTTGTCAAAAGAAAATTCTGAAAAGAATCTTTCTTTAAGAATAGACATGACTTCAGACTTTTTAAGGGTTATCCCTTCTATGTCTTCAAGTCCTAACTTAATAATAGGATATACTACGCCAAAAAAGTATCTGAGTTGTGCATTTGTTTTTAAAGTATCTATCTTGGTAATAGAGAGCTGCACATCTACAATTACGTCATTCTTTAAAATCTCTGAAAGGTATTCTTGAGAAAGTTTAGGGTCTACTTTTATTACGCATTTATCTAAATGATTCTTAGTTATCTGAGCCGGGATTGATATTTGCTTTGACATCTTTCTGTTCGTCTATTGTATTACACAGAGCCGTTAAATCCAGCTCTTTAAAGTTTGAAGTTGCTTCGGACTTTTCGTAAATGATAATAGCAATGTTCCTTGCTCTGGTAAGTGCGGTATAAATAGATTCGCTCTTCTCTTTATTTCCAATCATCTTGACCTGAGTAATATCATCTTTAAATACTACTACAATATCGTATGTAGATCCTTGGCTTTTATGGGAAGATATTGCATACCCAAAATCAATATTAGCATACCTTTCTTTGTACTTAGTAGCTGCTTCTATTGCTGAATAATAATCTGAACTTCCTTGCAACTTTTTTGCTTGAGAAAACAGTCCAGAGACAATACGTTTATGAGTAGCCCTAGATTGAGGAAGTGCATAATCTACAATTTGTAGGTCTTTGATTCTTGGAATACGAATAGAAAGAGGGACATAATAGACTCCGTAATCATCTTTTGTGATATTACCTACGTTAGTTATTTGGCCTTCAGTAGCATTCTCAATATCTCCACATCTTCCATTGAAGATAATTAAGTCTCCGGCACATAGTCCTTCGCTGTTTGGAAATATTCTTTTGTGGATAGCTTGATTAAGAGCCTCTCTTACTTCATTCCTATACACAATTATTTTGACATGATTAGGATTAGAGGCTTCAACTGCATTTTGATATGCCTTTACGAGGATATCACTAAGCTCTTTAATTGTCTTACTAAAGAGTAATGCGCCTTTGTTTGTAATAATGTTAGTGGCATCAGTACAAGGTTCTAATACCGGCATAAACTCTTTAACTGAGTTATTCCAGTAATAATCTGCATAAGGAAGTATTGGAGAGTCTTCTCCTTGACGAATGCGTGTATGCAAAGTTGCTTTGTTTTTAGTTGCAAACACAGGAGACTTCAGTCCAAACAAATCGCTTTTTTCGTGATAATAGGGAGAGTTTGAATCTCTTATTGGAGGCAACTGCCCAATGTCTCCTAAGAATAATACTTTAGCGGTTTTTCTCTTTTCATTCATTATCATTTCCAGTGCCTCTTCGTTAATCATAGATGCTTCATCTATAATAATGAGGTCATAATCTAAGATAGGAATGTATCTGGCTCGTGCGCTGAATGTGCCTGTATCAAAATCATATTTCATCCCTAGCAACCCAGCCAAAGAGAAAAACTCTGCATCAATCTGTTGGGCTTGAAATTTATCCATAATGACAAACTTCGCTTTGTGGCTTAATGCGGCCACTGCACATCTTTTGTTTTTGAATTGTTTTACAATTTCTGATGCAATAGTAGTCTTACCTGTACCGGCTTTTCCATCAATGAGAAAGTACTCATCTGGCTTACCGTTCATTATGAATTCTTTTGCTGCATAAATTGCTATCTGTTGTTCTTCTGTTAATATCATTTTTGCCAATGTGTTGAAATAGTTGGGCTTGCTTTCATACGGACACGTTTACAAAACTTGTCTGCACTATCAAGCATGGCCTTTTTTAAGTTTTCTGCAAGTTCTTCTTTCATAGTCTCGGGGCCTTCTATTAAGATTTCATCATGAATAAAATTCACAATCTTAACTATGCCAAAAAGATTGTTAGGGAGTATGTACTTGTCAAAGAAATAAATCCCAGCTAGTTTAGTCATCTCTGCAGACTCTCCTTGGATAGGATAGTTAAGAGATGCTTTTTCTATGCTAGACATACTTTTAAAGTAGTCTCTTACTTTGTTTTGAAGTTCTCTTGCTGTTGGAGTTTTTTCGTTTTTTAGTTTTTTATACCTTTCCCAAAATTCAGGGGTCATAGCTTTTTTAGTAGCTACTAGTTTTTCCCAATCAGGGATATAATATTTCAAGCCGGTAATCTCTGATATCAAAATGTAACCTTTTTCTAGACCTTTCTTTTTGGCATCATCAAAGAATTGCTTCATTTTAGGAAACACATCAAAATAAGAATTGTAAATAGCCACACCTTCTTCTACAGGAATATTTAGCTTACTGGCCATACCTTCCCCTGTGCCACCATAGTTAATAGTAAACCCAGCCATCTTGGCTTTATTCCTTAAATCAGGGAACTTCTTTTTGAATTCAGTAAGACTTAAACCTTCAGTTTCTTTTACATATAAGGAAGAATCAGGGTTGCTATACATCTTGCTGCCTACAAAGCTGTGCATATCTCCAATGTCTTTATCAAAGAACTCAAGCAAGTTTGCATCTAAGCTTTTATTAGCAAGCACTACTTGTTCTTGTTGGCTATAATCACACCCTACAATTACATTCCCTTCTTCTGCTACAAAACAGCTTCTTGTTTCTTCATCACTAGGTATGTTTTGAAGATTAGGTTTGTTCTTTTCAGACTTGCTGCCAGAAGCCATGCGGCTTGTGTTTACCAACTGTTTAAAACTAGTATGTATTCTGCCTGTAGAAGGATTAAGCATAGTTAGCCAGTTGTCTCCGTACGTGCTTATATCTTTCTGAAGTTCTTTATAGTGCAAGTATGTTTTTACAAACTTGTCAAACTTGTTATCTTTTGCATACTTTCCTATTACTGTCTCTGCTACGCTTTCTTTTATTTCTCCATCTACTTTGGTCTTAATATCTAAACCTAAATGATTAAAGATTTGAATAACTTGGTCGGATGAATTCCAATTAATAGTAACCAAGTTAGAATCAAACATAGAAGTCTGGGGGCTAATGAACTTGTTAATCTTGTTCTCAACAATAAAATTATCAAGTTCTTTTTTGATTTCAGTAAGTTCTTTTTTGTACTTTTCAGTTTTTAGTGTCCATTTGTAGGAATCTAGTTTAAGGCCGCACCATTCAGTGTAGGCAAGAACTTTTACAAACCTATTGTTAAGTTCAATAGTTACTTTGCATTTTTTTTCTTCTGTTCGTTTTTCTTGTTCTGCTTTAATCTCTGACAAATAAAACACATCAGTAGCCGCATACTTCAGAAAAGGGAGAGTAAATGTTTTTTGAATGTTAGATTGTTCAGTCTTATCTAGAATTACTCCGCAATATCTTTCTACGCAACTTGCCAGACTTTTTCTTCGAGTATCTTCTCCCAAATAAAGAACTGTTTCTGCTACGTAAGTGTCGTAAATCTTAGTAGGTATTACTCCGGCAGAATAAAGAAACTGTAAATCAAACTTGAGGTTATGCCCAATGATAAGCTTTGCTTCTAAAGGCTCTTTAAATACTCGAGCCGGGTAACTAAAACAATCAATAAGATAACAATCAGTTCCATTTCTGAACTGCAAGGTTTTTATTTCATCTGTGTGAGGATCTAATCCGGTAGTCTCAATGTCAAAGTCTAGTGATTCTCGAGAATTTAAAAAGTCTAATGTTTCATTAAGAGTAGTTAATAGCAAGTTAGTACCACTTACTAACTTGACTACATAGGGGTTACTAGTTAGTAAGTATATGTTCATTACCAAACGTCTTTTTCTGTTTTTACTTGGGCAAGCTTTTTATCAAAGTATTGAATTAGTTCTAACATTTCTTCAGGAGTAAATTTTTTGACTTCTTGGGCAAGTCTTTCCATAGATTCTGCATGGCCTTCGCCAATCTCTTCATTTAGATTAAGCCCAAATCTAAACTGTTCTCCAGATTTTCCTACATTACAAGCATAGCATTGTGGCCTACAATTCCCTTCATGAAATCGTGTAGACATATATCGTCTTGACTGAAAATGCCCACATTGAATCTGTTTGTAAGGAAGACGGTTATCGCAAGTATAGCATTTTACCAATCCGTCTTTTTCAATGTTAGAAATGCGAACATATTGACTAAAAATTCTATCTAATTGCGTTACTAACGTTTTATGTGATAGAGCCTTTTTTTGTTTCTTTTCTAATCTTTTTTGTTTGACTTTCTCTTGTTTTGCCTTGTTGTTGCAAGTAACGCATATCTTCTTAGACTTAACTGCAAAAAGCTTTTCTTTATGGCAAACTGAGCATGCGTTAGGGTTCTGGGTATATTTTTTCTTTTCAAACATTAGGGCCAAAAATAAAAGAAAAAAAGGGGTAGGACAACCCTACCCCTGATTTTCTGTGCCAATCTTATCCTAAGATAAGTTCTTCAATCCTTTCAGATTTAGCACCTTCATACAGCCAATCATAAGCTTGGTCTACAATGTTTCGGGAAGCCCCTAACATGATAGCACTTCGCTTAGTATCTATACTCCGGTACTTTTTAATGTGGTTAGTGTAGCGAGTTACTGCACTAAAGAGAGCATAAGCATTTTCTCCGTGGGTGTTTTGTTCAATTTGAATAGCATCTTTTACTTGTTCAAAGACATTCTTAGTACGAGTAGAAGCAGTCAAAGGTTCGCCGGTAAGACCAAAGAGCTTCATAATTGCTTCATCGCTGAGTTTAGAAGGGATACTCATTTTGCTCATTTCAATTAGATTCTCAATCAGTGTATATTCTGACTGCATTGAAATTTGAAGACTAGCAACAATTTGGTTTAGCTTTTCTCGAGAGTTCATAGTGTGCTTTACTTTACTTACATCGCTGAGTGCGCGGTAAAATGTGTTCTGACATACTACAGTTACGTTGGTAGTGCCAAAGCCAATACCTACGCTGCCGTCATGCGAACTCAATCCTGTGAGATAACGCAAATTTTCAGAGTTAGCAATCTTTACAGGCTCGAGCTTAAACTGATAATACACTTTACGTCCTCCGTCTAAGAGACCCCCACGCTCTGCATTAATTTTTACTTTCTCTCCGGCTTCTAAGAGCAATTCTACTATTTCCCAATTCTGAGTTGGAACGTATTTGCTTTTTACTGCGCCAAAACATTCTTTCGTGTCTTGACGGAAAATGCCAAACAAATCAGTAGGTTCTCCATCTGGGCCAAAAAGTTCTTTCTTCTCTACTTGCCAATTTGTGTTGCTTTTGTCTAAGAGAGTTTTGATTTTTACTAAGTCAATAGAAGACTCAGGTTGTTCTACCAACAGGGTTTCTTGTGGGTCGAGGAATGATTCGATGTTCATTAGTTTAGTGTTTTAGTTGTTTTAAGGTTGTTAAAAAGTTCGTAGTTTCCTACTGTTTCATCTTGAGTAGACAATTTTACCACATTGAAATTTATAAGTTCAATTATAAATTCACAATAGCCTTCACACTTTCCTTTTAAGTATTCATACTCGTATTTAGTGAGGCTTTGCCCTTTAAGTTGTGAGTGAGTAGCTAAAATAATTGTTTGGTAGTTATTAAGGATTTCAAATTCTTCATTTCCAAAGATTCTTTTGTAGGAATCTATGTATTTAAGAGCAAGAGTTATTAAGCTCTCGAAGCGGGGTTGGGCTGTTTTAACCATTCAAATTCAATGTTGTTTACGTCTTTTAGATGTTTTGAGATGTATTCAAAGTGATTACACTCCCAAGATTTACCTGAATAAGAAGCAGATACCGGATGTGGGGCTTTTAGAATGATGTTGTGGGATTCAATAAAGGTTTCTAATTTTTGTGCTTCTTTGCCCCATAAACAAAATACTACTCCAGTACTAAGTTCGTTTATTTTTTGAATAACTTCAGTAGTAAACCATTGCCAATAGCTAAGATGCGACCCAGCCTGCCCTTCTCTTACAGTAAGTGCAGTGTTCAATAAAAGTATTCCTTGTTCTGCCCAATAAGATAAATCAAGTTGCCGGTAGTCAGTTTCTTGGTCAGAATAAAAACTTCTGACAATCTGATTGTAAATCTGTTTTAGACTTGGAGGGAGATATTCGTTGTTTCGTGGGGCAAAAGCTAGTCCGCAAGCTACTGGAAGTCCTTTATACCTGTTAGGATAAGGATCCATCCCGATAAGAACAGCCTTGATATTATCAAAATCTGTTAGCTTAAAGGCTTGAAAGATTTCTGATTTATCCGGAAATACCGGATAGTTCAATCTCTCTTTGGCTATTGCCAATCCTGTTTCTTGGAATTTCGGGGACTTCAATAGGTCGGATAACACTTGATCCCATCTGGGCGTAATATAACAATGTGTATTCGTCATGATTGTAAATATTCTTTTCTGTATTTGGAGTATAAAACCTGTATACGTTATTAAGATAAATAGTAGTATTAAGAAGGTGTGGGATTTTTCCTACTAGCTTTTCAAGTATTCTTCTATGGGTTTCTCTATAGGATTTACTTATTGAAAGCTGGTCTTCAAAAGAAGTCAATAAGTTAATTATTGAGCTATGGTCTTTTTTATTAGTGGCCAAAGCTAACTTCATGTACGTAATATTTGGAGAAAAAACGTAGAGAATCCGAGCAATGTGCGTTTTAGGAGTCACTTGTATTTGACATCTTCGAGGAATTAAAGGTAGCAATACCGGAATATCATACACTTCGCATGTAGCTTCAAGAGTTTCTCTCCACAAATCATTAGAGGCCCAATGGCTAATAAATGTGTTCTTTGCCAACTCTAATGAAGAGGCATCTTTTATTAGTTCTTTTGTTCTTCCTCGTGTTATTTCTGACAACATATTATTTACTGAGAATAGCGTTTGCAATTCGTTTAAATTCTGTCTTTCCATGGTTTTTGTAAATGTCACTTAAGTCTTTACCTAGAGCATAGTCATGTTCTAAACCGATAAAGTCATAAGTAGAAGTAATTTTTTCTGTGCTTTGTTTCCCTGTCCTATCGGCATCTAGCCACACATAAATCCTTTCAAATCTTTGTTTTAGACTTTCTATTTTGTCTTTAGGCAAATCCCAAGAAGTTTCTGACCTTAGACATATTGCTGTTTTGCCCAGACTATCTAAAGTCATCATGTCTTTTTCTGCTTTAGTTATGAATAAACTTTTTCCTTTTTGAGGGAGATACTCGTACCCGGGCAAAATAGTTTCATTGTAATTATTGCGGAACTTCTTCAGTTTGCTGGCAAAAGGCCGATAAAGTTTTACTTTTCCTTCATTGATGTATTGATAGCAAACATCTATGTTGTTTTTCAAATACCAGTCTCTTCCATTTATCTGAGCCCTGCTTACTTTTTTTACTAAGTATTTTTCTAAGGACTCTTTGGTTATTCCGTAAGAATTCCAATAATCAAAATCCTTTTGTGTCATGGGCTCAAATCTGCACCCTATTGCAGTTTCATTAATTTCTTTAACTGCTTTTTCAAAGGACATTTGAGGATGAGGACAGGTCAAATCTGTAAACTTAGAAAAGTCTTCTTGGATTTTTACTATAAGGTCTACTCCAGATACGCCAGTTCTTTTAGAGGCCACATCTAAACAATCCATAGAGCCATAAGCAAAGTCCTTAAAGATAAGTTTCCCTGTTTTGGTATAATGAAAATAACAGTCTGGGCTAGTATCTCGTCTAAAGGGATTGCAATGAGGTTTATTTAGAACAATAGATGCACCAAAATAGTATTCCATTATGGATTCTTGTCCATAATATTCTACTACTTCGGACAAAGACATAAAAGAGTTTAGTTGGGTAATATCCATTGCGTAATAAGATACAAAAGGGGAGAACATACGTCCTCCCCTTTATATCTTTTGTTGGTTAGAATAAATCTTCTGGGTTTACAGCAGGGGCTGCTGCAGGGACACTTGACGGAGGTGCACCAAAATCAATGTTTACTTTAGATGTAGGCGCAGGCTCAAACATTTCTCCTGTGAATTTAGTAAAGCGCAAGCTGTCAGCAAAATAGTCTTTGCATCCATACTGGTCGTTACGCACACTCTTCTCAAGATACTTGTATTGAGTAGCCTCTAAAGGCAGAAAATCTCTAGTCCATACAGACTGATATTGCCCATCACGAATAGTCAAAAGTACTTTAAGACCACGATTCTTTTTGTCGTTAAAGTCTTTAAAGTATTTCTGCAGTTCGTTTGATTTGTTAGTTACTGCTTTGGCAAAATCATCAAGTCGGAACTTTGACTTGCGAGTATCTACGTTGCCGTATGCCTTCAGTAGTTTGTACAAATCTTCTTCTCCGATTTTAGCTCGACGAAGACTTGCATAATCTGTATAAACTTCAAAAGATTTAGACTTATCGGCTTCTTTAATTGCGTCAATGTTTTCTCCCCAAACTACATTAGCATGGTCATCAATCCACTGATATTTGCCAGTACTAGAAACATCTCGGTCATCTAATCCAACAAACAGAGAAAACTTCCCTTTAAGAGGAGTTCCAAAGGTATTGTGGTTTACATACCAAAAGTCCAACCTGTAAGTGTCCGGCTTATCATCTTTTGAAATAAGATAATTAGGGTCTTTTACTTTGTCGTCTTCGGTAGCCAAAAAAGCTACAATTTCGTTTTTAGTTGGATTTACCAACTGAATTTGGATTGTTGCCAATCCCGTGTACAAGTCACGGCTTACGGAGTTTCCTGATTCTAAATTGTCTACGTTCATAGGTTTTATATTTCGTTGTAGTATTGGTTTACGTTGTTTAATACAATAGATAAATCGTTTGGAATTAACAAGTCTTCAAACATTCCTTCTGGGCTTTTTGCCGGGAACAAGTCTTTTCGATTTGTAAGAAACTGATAAGTGCTTTTTCCATCTTTGTCTGTTTCTACACTTGTGTAAAGTACAGTAGAAAATAATCCGTCTAATTTAATCTGAGTGTCAATTGCTTTGCCACTTGTTTTCATTTTGTACCCTACGATTTTTTCATCGTCAAATACTGGCTCAGGATGGCACATATAGAAAATCACCAAATCATCTCTGAGTTTTTTGCACTTCATTAACATGTTTAACATGTCTTGTGCCATCAAAGAAAACTTAGTAAATCCTACTTCAGTGGCTTTTTTGATAAGAGTAAACCCCATCAAATAGTTGGCATCGTCAATAACTACTGTTTTGATGTGAGGAGCTTTCTCATTGATTTGGCTAAGAACTTGCTCAATTTGACGAGCATTCTCTATTTCAATGTAGTTTTTAGAGTCCGTGTTGTAGATTTTAGAAGAGCCTTTAAAAGGCAATTCTTTTGATGCTACGTTAATGTAGAAGTTTGTTTTTGGGTCTAAGGATTTGACTGAGGTAGATTTTCCGGTTCCGGTATCTCCTACTATCCCGATAAGTTTACTCATGTGGTTGTAAGGTTAGTTCTTGGTTTTTATGTTCTTCTATTCGTTGCATCATTTCCTCTAAGTCCCATCCATAAAACAAAGTAAATCTTTTTACAAAGGCTTCTTTTGATTCTGCTTGGGCTTCTGGAAAATCTTCAGCTATTTCTTGATAACTTCTGTCGTTTTGAATGTACTTATAAAGAAAAGACTGAAACTTCTTTTCTTCGTTTATGCTCCATGTATAAGTAGTGAACCAATTTTTGTTTTCAAAAATGCTTGCTGAAAGGGAGCAATGTACATAAGAACATAACACTTTTAAAATCTCTACGCTTGATTTGTGCATGTTATGATAGATAAGTAAGCCTACTAGAGGCAAGTTGAGTTTTTCTGTCTAATATTTCTTGGTATTTGTGAGCAGTTGTCATTATTTCTGCTCGAGGAAGTTCTTCAAAGTTACCTACTGCACCGTTCCAATACAACCCTACACTAGTATTTTCTAACCCATAATGTCTGTCTTTAAGGAATTTTAAAGCACGATAGTTGTTTCCAAGTAAGGAAATATCGTATCCATTATGGGTTTCGATGTCGTAACGTGAGGGATTGAATAGCCCTATGACAGTTTCGTAATCTTGTTGTACGCCTTTATTGACGTGAAGTTCTTCCAAGCTAGGTTCTAGCTTTTCTTCTAGTTTTCCTCCTTTGTGAGTAAACACAACTTTTTCTGATGCTGGAGTTTGTTGATGAACGATTACGTTAATCATCTGATACCTTTTAGCAAACACAGAAAGAGTACAATCTTTCACAAAGTAATCAAAAGTCTGATATTGGCTCATGCGATTTACTGTACCGGGGATAATGTCGTTAGACATTAGACTAAGGTGGTCGTAAATTCCCATCACCCAAAGATTATCTGATTTGTACTTATAAGTAGTGGGAATCTTCTTATCTCCTGAGACAGAATAAAATTGAGTTCCTATTTCTGGTGATGCAAAGTACTTAGAAACATACTCTACAATACGAGTAGGGCTTCGTATGTAGTCTATTACCTCTACGTACTTTTGAAGCTTTTCAATAAACTGTTCAGCTTGATGAATCTTACTCATAAGCTCATTGTTTACTGTAAACTTTCCTACTGATAGAAGTTCTTTTACTGATACAGATATTTTGAACTTCTCATATAAGTACATGGAAACAAAGGAGAGCCAAAAATCTGACTCTGATTCTTCTAAAGCAAAATAAAAAATCTTAGGAGTTAATCCGTTTGCAAGGGCTGTTTTAAGATAGGAGATTACACAGAGGTACTTTACAAACTTTGTCTTTCCTACCCCTGAGTTTGCAGTTATAGCTGTGATTGAACCTTTTGTAAACCCGCCATATTCTTCAGCTAATCGAGGAAACGGAGGGAGTATAGAAGTAATCCCTCCGTTTTCTTTGATTGCTTTCTGGCTTTCTATTTTGGAAATTACTTCTTTAAAGTTCATTAAAGGACTCTTTTGCTTGTGTACTTCTGGCCGTTAGTACGCCATTCTTCACACCACATTGCAAGATTGCTGACTTCTACCCCGTCTTGTATTTTAGAGATGAAATAGTGTGATTGTTGCACTTTATCAGATCCATAAGTATCACAAGCATACTTAGTGTAGATTTGAGATGCAGCTATGATTTCTTCTGGAGTATAGTCATATTTAGAGCAAAACTTTTCCATTTTTGCCTTTACTGCAGCAATATCTGACTTCTTACCGGCTATACCAATGTTCTTTTTGTCAAAAGCTTCATTGTAAGAAGCCACCCATTCAAAATCCATCACTTCTACTTTTTTACCTATGACATCACTTATGCCAAGGATTTCTTTTGCTTTAGGGGTGAAAAAGAAAGTGTTCTTAGATTTACCAAGAACACCTTCTTCTATCCATTGTTCTACTTGATTGTTTTTGACGCACAGCATCCACAGCACGTCATAGAATGATTTTTTGCTCATGTATCTTTACTTCTTGTATAGTGGAAGGCTCGAAATTATCTTTGACTAGAATACTTTCCAAATCTTTTTGGAGCATCTCAGTCTTCCATTCCCAGTACAGTTGGTTAAACTCTAAAAGGTGTTCAGTATTTTCTCCAAAGTTTTCAAACTCTAAATTCTTTGAGTTTTGCATCAATGTGTTCAATAACTTTATCAAAGAAGTCTTTTACTAGATTCACAGCAGGGTCGTTTACGCCTTTAAGAATCGTATTTAACGACTCATTGTATTGGCTTCGCTGAATAATGTAGTGGGCTTTTAACCCTTGATAGGCAGCACGAGGCTCTACAAGTTCTTCAAGAAACACTTGGTAATGAGGCGCAATTCCCTCTTCAATCTTTTCTGGGGTCAGTTCTATTTGATTCATTTTCTAGTTTTTTTCTTTCTTTTATTATGTGAAGTCTCCACTGATACCATTCTACCAAAGAATAGTTTTTCTCATTGCAGTAATCAATAAAATCACTGCTCATTTCTCCAATTAAAGATTTTTGAGGTTTACTCACCAAAGAGGTCTGTGAAAATTTCATCTTCTTTTTGGGTAATAACTTCCAAATTTTCTTCCAAAGGTTCTTCAAAAGTTGGAATCTTTGCTTCATGAATCGAAGATACGTTTAACTGAGACAGTCTTGCAATTTCCTCTTCGATTAACTTGTCTAAGTCTTCTAAGAGTTCTTTAGATGATTTTACGCTTACTTCTGTATTGTTTTTCATAGATAATAATGTTACAGGAAAGAAAAGGAAAAAGGCCCTTGTGAGGCCTTTTTCTTATTCATAGGAGATTGTAGGGGTTAAATGCTTCGGAATCTGCTAATCTTATCGTACATTAATGAGTACGAAAGCTCTTCATCTGCAGACATAACGGTGTACTTTTCTTGTTCTTCATTCTCGTTGTTGAAGATTACTTTGATTTTTGTAATTCCTGTAGTGGCGTAATAATTAGAGTAGATTACTCCTTGGAATTTGTTTACGAGTGCGAAAACTGCTTCTTTTTTATTTCCCATGGTTTAAAAGTTAGTTGCTTGATTTGTTCTTCTTCTTATGTGATTTGCTTTTCTAAGGCCTACAAACCTACCATATTTTTTGATATGCTCGCAAATTTCAGCCCACTTTCCGGGGTTATTTTTTATCCACGAAGGGTCTGCTGTTTGAAATAGATGCCAATATGTTTGTGTTTTGTTCATGTAAAGTTAAATGCCTTTAGTGTATGTTCAAATGGATTACCTTCAATATTTTTTACTAATTCTAACATTTGTTTTGCTATGTCTTGTATTTCTAATTGAGCATAGTCATCCATACGCTGAGTAATAAAGTTGTGAAATGCCCTCATGTTAAACATCACATCAGCTTGAATTTGCGAGTTATAATTTTTAAAGTATCTAGCAGATTCTTTAGCTCTTTTTCTACCTAAAATAGGAGTTAAATCTCTTAAAGCTCTGTGATACAATTCATTAGACTCTTTACTAAACTGTTCTAAAGTAAATATCCAATCTTGTCCTGTAGCATTATCACGGACACCAAGCCAATCATTAGGTAGATAGTACTTATCTTCTTTCAACTCTTTATATCTAGCGGATTCAGCATTAATAGATGCGATTCGATGTTTGAGTAAGTGAATATGCGAGGCTATATCGCAGTTTACAAGAAAATGTACTACTCCCTTTTCAAATGGTGAACCGTGTGGTACAGGTTCAGCACTCCATAATTGTTTTAAAAGAGCTGGAATACGTGCTCTTTTTTCATTTGTAAGGTCTCTCGATGTACTCGTCCATGCACTACAGGCAATAGCTTCATCGCCGCCGTAATATCCTAATAGTTCTACTGTGTTGTTATTCATTATGTTATGTTATTTTTATGAAGAAAATCTTTGCCTTTATCGGTAAGCCATGCAGTTCGTAAACTAACTCCATATTCTAAATACCCTTTTCTTTCTTCTCTTTCCATAGCTGCATAAACAACTTTCTCAGGTGCTCCAGTTTCTTCCATTATTATTTGCCACGGTGCTCGCCCATCGTTGCCTTCATGAAATTTTTCACAAGCAGCCAATACAGTTTTTGTGTCAATTAACTTAGTTTCCCAGCGTTTCATAATTTAGTCTTTTTTCCATGCTGCATCCGATCAGCAGCAGGGC